GAATCAGCTTATGAGTGGTATACATCAGGTCCTCGTCAGCGTCTGCAGCCAGGAGGCAAGATCGTATTGGTCATGACCAGATGGTCTAACAAAGATCTCACAGGAAAATTGATACAGAACCAAAAAGAAGCAAAAGCTGATCAATGGCACGTGGTCGAGTTTCCGGCAATCATGGACCACGGATCAAAGAACGCGCAACCTGTCTGGCCAGAGTATTGGAAACTAGAAGAATTAGAGAAGGTACAAGCAACACTGCCCACGGGCAAATGGAACGCGCAGTGGATGCAGAATCCAACAAGTGAGGAAGGAGCTATATTAAAACGTGAGTGGTGGATGAAGTATACCGACGAAGAGATACCACAGCTACAGCACGTAATACAATCTTATGATACCGCGTTTTTAAAAAAAGAGACGGCAGACTACTCAGCTATTACTACATGGGGTATATTTTATCCGAACGAGGATAGTCCAGCTAATTTAATACTACTCGATGCAGTAAAAGGTAGATACGAGTTTCCAGAACTTCGAAGACTTGCTCTCGAGCAGTATGATTATTGGAAACCTGAATCTGTTATAATCGAGGCAAAAGCATCGGGTTTACCTCTCACATACGAACTTAGACAGATGGATATACCGGTAGTTAACTTCACCCCGTCAAAAGGCAACGACAAGCATGCTCGTGTAAATGCTGTTGCACCTCTGTTTGAATCTGGTATGATATGGTGTCCTGAGCAGAAATTCGCAGACGACGTTATCGAGGAGTGTGCGGCTTTCCCTTATGGCGATCATGATGACCTGGTCGATTCGACGACACAGGCGATTATGCGATTCAGGCAGGGCGGTCTGATTCAGCACCCTGAAGATTATATCGACGAAAAAGTCGAACAACGTAAAAGGAATTATTATTAATGAAGGCAGTCATTCAATGGGTATTACGAACAATGATGAAGGATCAAACCGGAATCGTTAAGACAATGCCTAAAAAAGATTTAGTTGATTTTAATGTGGCCATGACTGCAGAGAGATTGATGCGTAATGGGATTGATCCAAACTCATTAAAAAATGCTAACCAGGTAGAGAATGCTATCAATCAGATAGAGGCACCAAGAAAACAGAAAACAATAGGTGAGGCTAGAGGAATTAAATCTACAAAATCAGCAAAAGTATTTGACCTAGAGGGTAAAGAGATTGATCCTAAAAAAGGCATCATGGGTGGCAAACAGATACCAGATGATGATCTACCACCACCAGGTAGCCGTGGTGGCAAAGATGATATCTCAGCTCCGATACAGAGCGAGGATGAGATATTAGAAAAATTAAATAGAGAAAACAAAGAGGCTAGAAGAAACTTACAGATAAAATTATCTAAAGATAAAGGTTATCAAAAATTTAAAGGTGAGACAGAAGAAGAGATTAGAAAAAGATTTGGTTTAGATGATCCAGAAGACATGGCAACAGGTGGACGTGCAGGGTTTAAAGATGGTCTTACACCTTCTTTTGAAGAGTACATGCGAGAGAGACAAGGCATGGAGCAAAAAAGAAATTTAGAACAAATGTATAAAGAATATTTAGAAGATATGCGTAGAAAAAAAGTTATGGAACAAAAACAAATGGTGGCAGAAGGTGGTCGTATCGGTTTTAAAGATGGCATGACTAGAAGAACTTTCTTGAAATTACTTGGTGGTATGGCAGCTGTGCCTATTGTTGGTAAGTTTTTTAAATTAGCTAAAGTAGGTAAGACCATGAAAGAAGTGCCTATGATCAAGACCGATGATGTCGCTGGCAAACCTGAATGGTTTGATGCATTGGTTAATAAAGTTATCAGAGAAGGTGATGATGTTACTAAAAAATTTGCAACAGGTGAGAGACAATCTATTCACCAGAAAACACTCGATGATGGTTCCGTGGTCCGAGTTACAGAAGACGTGGACGATGGTGCTGTAAGGGTCGAGTATGAGAGTGATAAGAATGTTTTTGAGGATCCGGTTCAATTACAATATAAAAAACCATTACCAGATGAGGGTGATCCAAGACCAACAGCAGAGTTTACGACAGCAGAGTCAGGTCCGGTTGGCAGACGATCAGGCCCTGATGATTTTGACATAGAGGTCGATGAGGTTGGTGGCACGAGTATCAGGGATCTAGATTCAGACGTATCAAAACTAAAAGAATATGCGACAGGTCAAAAACCTACTATGACAGAGATTGTTCAAAATAAAAAACGAAGAGACAAGGCTAAAGCCATAACAAAGGGTGGCGATGAGATGTTAGATGCGGTTACCAGAAGACAAGGTGACTATGTTCCTGAACCAGATGACTTTGCATCAGGCGGTATCGCTAGATTGTTAGGAGAGTAATGACTCCAAAAGAATACAAACAGATGATGGACTACCTGACTCGATCAGGTGTTAGAAAACAAATTAAGTTTGCATCAGATATCGCAAGACCAAATCCAAAACCACAAGTGCAAGAGATAGATGCAATCAATGCGTTTATGAGACGTAATCCAATAAACAAAGCTGAAGGTGGACGGATCGGGTTTAAAGTACCAGGACTTGTCAAGGGGACAACATCTAAAATACAAACAGATGAGTTTCAATATCCAGTTAAGTTTCTGAATCGAAAAACAGGAAACATAGAAACAGTTTATAGAAAAGAACCTAAACCTCAAGGCGCAAAAAGAGTAAGCAAAATGGTTGATACATATAAAACAGCATTAGACGATTTTCAAAAACAAGTGGATGATGCTATTCAATCTAAAGATGTTTCTAAACTTCCTAAAAATTTCGCACAATATTTAAAAGATAAAGGATTAAAATCTGGAACATATTTTTCATTATTATCTAGGAATCAACTACCTAAAATAGAAACAGACACTTCTAAAATACGTTTAAATTTTGCAAACAGCTTAATTAAAGATGCCAATGAAAGTCTTAAATTTACAAATGCAGAAACTTTATTTAAAAATGCAGGGTTTACCTCTAAAGAATATAAAAGTCTTTTTGCAACTAAACAATTATCTAAATTAGATAAAGCGATTGATAAGGTAGATAAAGCTTTTAATTCTTTGTTTAATACACAAACTAATCCAAAAGCTGTAGATTTATTTAATCCAGTTGAAAAAATTGCAAAATTAACTGGTCTCAACAATCAAAAAATAAGCAATCGATTAGGTAAATTAGATATTAAAAATAAATCTCCAGAATTACATAGAGCATTTCGTCTTTTTAGTAATCCTAATTTTAAAAAAAATATAAAAACCAATTTTCCTGATTTAACTCTTTCAAAATTTTTATCAACACCAGAGTCATTTTTTGCAGATGTTGCCCAAGCTAAAAGTGCTGCAAAAAGAAAAGGTAAATTAGATATTGCTGCTAAAAAAGCAGGTGAAGGAGTTGCTGATATAAATAAAGCTCAAGATGAAGTTGTTTCACTTTTAAATAAATTTTACAAAGAAAACCCTCAAGAGTTATTAGGTAATACCAAACTTAGAAATTTATTAGATCTTACTTTAGAAGATGGAGAGATCGTTAAAAAAAATAAATATGTAACTGACAAAGATTTTTTAAAACTTATAAAAGAAAAACCAGGTTTATTTACTATAGACCATGTTGACGAGGTACAGTTTGAAAAATTAAGTACAGAGTTTCCAATATTTAAACAACTCGCAACATATAATACAAACTCTGGATTAATTAAATCTATAAAAGCGTATGTTACTAAAAATCAAAATAGCACGGATCCTGTGGTTCAAGATAAAATTAAAAAACAAATAGCATTTTTAGAGGATTTAAAATTAAGAGTCGATACACCAACAGGAAGAATAGGATCAAAAGAGGTATTAGCAGCAGTGGATAGAAAAGCTGGTACGTTACCAAATTTTTTAGCACAACTTAAAGCTTTAAATATTAAACTACCTGGAAAAGCAAAAGCAGCAATTTTAGGTATAAGTGGTGGATTAGGTGCAACAACACTAGCTGCAGCCGGGCCGATAGAAGAAACAGGATCAACTGCTGTGGACACAGCTAAAACAGTTGGCGCTGCAACTGCGGGAGCAGCTACAGTTGGAACTAAACCTGGTAGAAAATTATTAGGTAAAGCCTTTAGAACTTTAGGGACAAGAGCAGCATCAGTTCCACTTGCCGGACTCACTATTGCAGAAAATATTAAAAAAGGAGAAAACGTTGCTGATGCAGTGATAGATCCTCTAGTTGGTTTAGAATTATCTTTCCCTGGTTTATTTAAAGAAAATGTTGCAAAGATTACAAAAAACCCAACAGCTCAAAGAATCTTAAATCTGGGTAGGTTTGCTAGATTAACAACTCCAGTTGGACTTGGTATTACTGCAGCAGGGTTAGGTATTGATGCAGCAAAGTTTACTAGAGATAGAATCAGAGAATTACAAGCAATGTCACCAGAACAAAGACAACAGTTAAGAGCCGAACAATCTGCTCTTGCATTTGAAGGTGCAAGAGACGGTGGATTGATTGGTAAAAAATCAGGCCCACCACCAGAATCAGGACCAATGTCTCAAGGGTTGCCAGGTCTGTTAAAACGTGTTAAGAAACTATAGGAGTATTAAATGGCAGAAATAGACAAAGGACTCCCGAACACTAGAAACCAAGAAAAGATCCCTTCACAAGAGGAGATTCAAGACGTTGCTGTTCAGGAACCAGTAGAAGAAAAAGGACCGATCGAGGTCATACCAGAAGACGATGGTGGCGTAACATTAGATTACGAGCCAGGTGCAATCAATGTACCAGGAACAGAATCACACTTTGATAATCTAGCAGAACTTTTACCTGATGATGTTTTAGAACCGGTAGGAAACGAAATGGTTCAAAACTATATGGATTACAAAGCGTCAAGAAAAGAATGGGAACAATCTTATATTACGGGATTAGATCTACTTGGTTTTAAATACGAGAATAGAACAGAACCATTTCAAGGAGCTTCAGGTGCAACACACCCGGTGTTGGCTGAGGCAGTAACACAGTTTCAAGCACAGGCATACAAAGAATTATTACCAGCAGATGGACCGGTAAGAACACAGGTTATCGGTGTGAAAAATCCACAGACAGAGCAACAAGCGGTTCGTGTAAAAGATTTTATGAACTATCTGATTATGGATCAGATGAAAGA